GACGAAACGCCATGTCCCAACGCAAAGAAGTCGCAGCCGAGAGTCTGCGCGCCACGCCTGCGGTCGCTACCGCAGGCGTCACAGCCGGGGGAGTGACGCTGCACGACTGGGTGCTGATCGTCACGCTGGGTTACGTAATGTTGCAGATCGCCTACCTGCTGTTCCGCTGGATGCGGCTCGTCAGCCAGCCCAGCAAACGCATCGACACGGAGTCGGGCGAATGATCCTCATCGACCTGTGGTTCTGGCTCGCCGCGCGGGCCATGCTCATGTGGGTGCTGCGATGATCGAGACGCTGCTATCGTTCCTGGGCGGCTCCGCGTTCCGGATGGTGTGGGGCGAGTTGTCCGCCGCGTGGACGAAGCACCAGGAACACAAGCACGAGCTCGCCATGCTGCAGGCGCAGGCGCAGATCGAGGCGCAGCGCCACGGCCAGCAAGTCGAGATGGTGCGGCTGCAGACGGAAGCGCAGGTGTCCGTGGTCCGCGTGCAGGGCGAGGCGGACATCGCCCGCGGGGAAACGGACGCCTTCGTGGAAGCCGTGCGCGCCACCAGCCGCAGCGTCGGCGTGGCTTGGGTGGATGCGTGGAATGGTGCCATCCGCCCCGGCCTGGCGACGATGGCGGCGCTGCTCATCGCCGGGCACTTCGCCCGCAGCGGGTTCGCACTCGACGAGCAGGGGTGGGCGCTCGTGTCCGCGATCATCGGCGTGTACATCGCCGACCGCAGCCTCAGCAAGCGCGGGAAATGACGGACGACGCGCTGCCGATTGTCGAGGCGCTGTGCGTGCGGTTTGAGGGCGTGTACCTGCACCCGTACGCATGCCCCGCGGGCGTGGCGACGATCGGCGTGGGCGCCACCCGCTATCTCGACGGCCGCGCCGTGCGGCTGTCCGACCCGCCGATCACGCGCGAGGAAGCGATGGCGCTGCTGCGGCTGTCGCTCGAGCGCGAATACATGCCGCAGGTAGTCGCGCTGTGCCCCGGCGTCGACACGCCTGGCAGGCTCGCGGCGATCACCGACTTCGCGTTCAACTGCGGTGTCGGTGCGCTGCGGGCGTCGACCCTGCGCCGCCGCGTCAACGCCGGCCAGTGGGACGACGTGCCCGCGCAACTGATGCGCTGGGTGTTCGCCGCCGGCAAGCGGCTGCGCGGGCTCGAGCGGCGACGGGCCGCGGAAGCCGCGCTTATCTAGGGCTAGACCATGAGCGGATTACTCGGCCTGCTGCGCGATACGGCGCAGGGGGCTAGCAACGCTGCGGCCGGCGTCGTGGCCGGGCCGGTTGATCTGATCAACATGGGGCTACTTGCCGCGGGCCTACCTATGCCCGCCGCGCCCGTTGGCGGCTCGCAGTGGATGCGCGACCGCGGGCTTATGCGCCAGCCGGGAAATTTCCAGGCGGGCTTGCTGGGCGAGACGATCGGGAATGTGCTGCCGATCGTGGCGGCCGCCCGCGCGCCGCAGATTGCCGCAGGGCTGCTGCAGGCCGGGGAGAACCTGCGCGCGCCGACGCCGATGAACACCGCTACCCGAAACCAAGCTGGGGCGATCGTGTTTCATGGGTCGCCGCACAAGTTCGACAAGTTTGATAGCAGCAGAATCGGCACAGGCGAGGGCGCGCAGGCGTATGGGCATGGGCTGTACTTTGCCGATGCAAAGGACGTTGCGCGAAGTTATCGAGACAAGCTGACGACCGGGATCAGCGCGGGCGCGGATGGACAGGCCGCCTACTTGCTGAAAATGTACAAAACGCCAGAAAAGGCGTTAGAGGCCGCTCGTTCGCAGATAACGCCAAATCTGACCGGGGATGCACGAAAGTTTGCCGATGACGTGATTCGAGTGCTTGAAAACGGCTCGCCAAACATGGGCGCACTTTACAAAGTCGACCTCCCCGACGAAGCCATTGCGCGGATGCTGGATTGGGACAAGCCATGGAGCCAACAGCCGGAATCGGTGCGCAAGGCTGTCGACGTATCCGCGCTAGAAAAGTTCTACAACACTAAAGACCTGGCGACATCGCAGGTGCTTTATCACCTGAATCAAGGGCGCCCGCCAGCACAAACGGCTGAGTTTTTGCGGAGTCGCGGCGTTCCTGGCGTGCGCTATCTCGACGGCGGGTCACGCAGCGCGGGCGGCGGCACGTCTAACTATGTCGTATTCCCTGGCGAAGAAGGTGTTTTAACCATTCTCGGGCGCGAATAGCCCACGCCATGACACGCCGCCCAAGCCCATACGGGCTCATACAGGCTCATACAGGCCCATAGGAGGCCGCTATGCGACTCGCTGCCCTCGCCCTCGCCGCCACACTAGCCGGGGTGCCGGCAGCGGCGTCCGACCCGCCGATCTGGATTCGCCGCGCGGCGAATTCTGGTCAGCCTTGGACCGGACACCCGCGCACCGCGCAGCCATGCGGGTTTCCGGGGCGGCCTAGATAAGCCTCCATCACCTGAGCGCTAGACCCTAAGCGACTGATCCGACAGGCGATTCGCCCCGGCGCCGGCCGAAAATACACCAGGGTATCGGTCCAGCATTCGTGCGGTTCTGCGGCGGAATTTCGGTCCGCACCCTGCCTGCGGCGTGAGCAATTTTGGTCCGCGTCACCCGACCCTCGGCAGCCGCCCCGGCCGAGCCAGCGGCACGTCCGCCCACGGGTCGCGGATGTAGTGCCGGCGGGTCATGGCCGCGCTGGTGTGCCCGAGCCTCGCCTGCGCGTCCGCGGGCTCGTCGGTGGCCGACTTCGCGCGCACGTCCCGGCGCTGGAACCGTGGGAGCGACGGGTCCGCCTCGCGCGCCGCACGGGCCGCGCGGTCGAACCGCTGCGCGAAGGCGCTGTACGTCAGCGGCCGCCCGTCCTCGGTCTGGATCAGGTGCGGCCCGGACACGCGGCGCGGGCGCGTCGTCAGTTCGTCCAGAACCGCGCGCAGGTCGCCCTCGATCGCGATGCGCACGCGCCGGCCCGTCTTGGTGTTCGGCGGCCGCAGCTCGTCGCCGATGATGTGCGCGCGGGTCAGGCGCAGCACGTCGGACACGCGCTGGCCGCACACCACCGCGAGCCGGCACCAGTCGCGCACGACCTGATCGCCGTGGGCGGCTACCGCCATCAGCATCTCGTCGGTCACGAGCACGGTGCGCGCGGGCAGCTTGCCAAGCGACACGCCGGCCGACGGGTCGGTGCGCTCGGTCAGGCCAACATGGATCGCGCGCGCCCACACGCGGCGCAGCGTGCCCAGCATCGCCTGCTGCCAGTGCGGGCGGTCGTCCATACGCGAGAGCATCATCCGCACGTGCATCGGCCGCAGCGCGTCCAGCCGCGTGCCGCCCAGTGTCTCGTCCCAGCGCGTCAGGTGCTTGCGGTACGCCTTGACGGTTTCGTCCGAGAGGGCGCCGGCCAGGTGCTGCGCGTCGATGTGCGTGCGGTACTGCGTGCTGGCGGCGCTCCATGTGGCGGTGGCGGCCTGCGCATCGTCGGACGCGCGCTGGGCGATCGTGAGGGCGGCGCGACGCAGGTCCGTGCCCAGCGCCCGCCCTTGAGCGTCGTAGTAGCGCGTGGTGCCGTTGCGGGTGCGAGCGTACACACCCGGCGGCAGGTTGCGGCGGTCAGGCCGTCGCGGTCTTCCGGCGGGTGCCATCAAGGGCTCCGAGGTTGAGGCGCACCGCGGCGACGCCACGGCCGCGCAGATCGTCGCGGCGCACGAGCGGCAGGCCGGTGCGCGAGGTCAAATACGGTACGCCCTCGGCGTCCAGCCAGCGCCGGATGGCCGCGCTCTGCCGGTATCCGCTGGCCGCGCGCAGTTCGTCCAGCGTCAGCACCTCGCCGGGCAAACTCACGCCAGCACCCTCCGCTGCGCGCTCGGCCGCTTCCGCGCGGTGAGGGCGGCGAGGTCGGCGGTGGTCAGGATCACGTCGGCCGCCCCCGGCACGCCCGCTCCAGCTCTTGAGTCAGATCTCGGTGCGCCTCATGCGCCCGGTCGATGGCGGCCTCCAGCACGGCCGCATCGCCGACGCACGCCCGGATCGCAGCGTTCTCATCGCCCGGCACACTGTCGCCCGAGTCGACCCACTCGATGTCGTGCAGCGCCTTGGCGACCTTCGACAGATGCTCTCGGAACGCCCGACGCTCGGCGGTGCTGGTGTCGAAAATTGCGTCCTCCAGCCGGCGGTACAGATAGTTCATCGCCCCGCCGCTCATCGCTCATTCCCCAGCATCTCGCGCAGGATGTCGGCCTGGGCGTCCCTCGCAGCGTCCCTCGCAGCGACCCACGCGGCGGCCCACGCGGCGTCCTTCGCGGCGGCCCGTGCGGCAGCGTTCGCGGCGGCCCAGGCGGCGCACGATGCAGCGATCCGCGCAGCCTTCGACGCATCGCCCAGCGTACAGGTCGCCACAGCGGCCCACGCAGCAACAGCTTCCGCAGAGTACCGCCCGCTGCCCCGCGCCGCATCCGACGCAGCTACCCGTGTAGTCATGATTTCCTTATCGGTTGCCTTACCCCACGCACGCCGCTCTGCCGCGTCCAGCGCGGCGAGTGATCGGGGGTCGGTCATCAGGTGCAGCACTTGCCGCACGAAGTTCACCGCAAGCAGCCGCGCGAACCGATCGCAAGGCTCCGTCGTCGAACCCAGACACCATATGGCATAGCTGATCCCGTTAGAGTCGAGTACGACCGACAGCGGGATCAGTTGGTTGCGACCGTAGGTGCGGACGCCGCCAAGACGCTTGGCGAGCTTTCGATACCCCGACTCGCAGGCGCCCTGCTTGCGCAGCAGCGCAAATGTCGTATGAAGCATCACTTCTCGCGGCCCCGCCGCGGGCGCATCGCGGCGGGATGTGTTCGGCATGGCCGCCGGCCCGCGCTCGGGGCTAAAACGGAATCGCGTCGTCGTCGCTACCGGGCTCGCGCGAGGGCTTGGCGGGCTGCGCGTCGTCTTTCGCCTGCACCGACACGCTTAAGTACTTCTCGCCTGTCTTGCTGATCTTCAGCCACGCGGACAGCCAGTAGTCCGTACCGCCGACGTTGAGCGTGCCGCGGTAGTCGGGGTGTTTTTCCGACTCGCGGCGGGCGTTCCTGAACAGCGCGCCGCGGTTGGTGTTGTCGAAGTCCATGCCAGTTCCTATGCCGTCGCAACGGCGTCAAACAACGCTTCCAGTTCCGCGAGGAACTCGCGGGCCGCTGCTTCAACTTCTTCGATGCGCTCCGCTGGCACTTCCCACTCGACGATGTGCATGCGCTTGGCGGGATTCAGGACGCGCGGGTCATAACTGACGAACACGACGTGCCGCAGCCGGTGCACCGCGCATTGCGCGACCACTTGTGGCTGGTACTGCTCGGGCACCTGCTGGCCGGCCAGGATGTATTCGATGTGCCGCACGGTATCCGGCGCCTTCATCTCCCACGTCGCCACGCCGTGCGGCAGCGTCACCAGCGCGTCGGACGTGGCGCCGAAGTCCGGGATGCCCGGGTGCGTCACGAATCCGACGGGCTGCAGCAGGCGGCCCGTGCGCAGTTCGTACTCACCTTTGCCCTCGGGCTCCAGGTCAAGACCGCGCTGCATGCGCGCGTCCACGTAGTGCGGCACGCTGTCGCCGGTCATGCGTTCGGCGCACAGCTCCTTGAGCAGCGCAGCCCGCCGCGTGCCGGGCTTGCCGTTTTTGAGTCGGTCCATAGCATCGGCCATCCGAGACGCGGACAGCCGCCCGCAGCGCGCCGACAGCCACGCGGCTTTCTCGTTGGCGTTCACGCCGCCACCTTGTCAGCCTTCGCCGCCGCAGCCTTGAGCGACGCGGCGTGCGTGTCCCACACCGCGCGCTTGGCTGCGCCGTTGGGCAGCGCGGCGAACACCCGCTGCAAGGCCGCAGAACCCTGCGTAGCGGCTTCCCGCAGCGCGGACAGCATCTCGTCCGTCTCACCCGCCGCGGGCGGCTCTGGCGCGTCCTGGCGGCCGTTCCCACGGCCCGCCGCCGCGTTGCCGTCGTCGTCCTCGGCTGGCACGCCGAACGCCGCCATCAGACTGTACCGGCGCGCGTAACTAAGAGCCGATCCGTAGCCTTGCGCGTCTTGCTTGCTGGCTGGCATGTACAGCACGCCGCACGACATCGACTCGCCACTGGCGTGCAGGATGACGGTTTCGACGCACACCCCGCCATCCGCGCGGCTGGTGCGCTGCAGGAACCAGAGCCCGTGCTCGCACAGCGCGGGCTTGATGGCATCGACCACCGCGGCCAGGTCGGCGTACTTCGAGCGGAATGCGGGGTTGGTTTTGCCTTTCACCGCGCCTTCGATCTGCGCGAACGCGCGCGCCATCGCGGCGTGCAGTTGTGCCGACGGCGCTGCGGCCGGCGGCGAGTCGAACGGTGTTTCCATTTTCACAGCATCCCTCCAAAAATCCACGCCGCGCCTGCTGCGGCAAACCAGCCGACGAACGCCGCGGCTGCGATTTGCGCGGCGGCGCGCAGGAAGTCGATCAGCAGGTCGAGGTACATCACGCGGCTCCCGTCGCCAGCAGCACCAGCGCGACGCCGGCGGCAAAACCGATTGCGCCGGCCATGAAAAGCGCCAACGCGAGCCCGCTTGGTGGGCGCGGCGGCTGGGGCCGCTGGATGTCAGCCCACGTCAGGCCGTGCGGGTTAGGGTCCGCGCGCTTCATCGCGCGCCGCGAGAACAAAGTAGCCATCTAGCCCTCCTGATCGTCGAACTCGTTGGCTAACCGGTCGGCCTCGACCTCGGCCCGCGCAAGCGCGTACCGCGCCACCAGGTCGCGCCGCACGAGCGGGCACGTGAGCGCCCGGCCGAGCAGCAAGTCGGGGCTGCCGTCGGTTTCGATCGCGAACGCCACGACGTCCTCGCGCATCTCCACGCGCGGGCCGTAGGCAAAAATTGCCGCAATCGGCTGCGCGGGGTCGCGGTCGAACATGCAGATGAGCTCGCCCACGCGGACGTCGATGAATTCGTTGCGCGCTTGCTCGCGTCGCACCGCGCGCGCCGTGTGCCGGTAGGCGTCAATCAAGGCCGGGTCGGTGTGCATCGGGCTCTCCTGCGCCGCGGGGTGCGGCGATGGGGAGATGCTACCGGATGCGGTACCTTGTGTCAACCGCATTCGGTAGGTTGCGCACAAGCGGCTGTAGGACCGTTCCGCGAACCTACTTAGGGTCGAGGCTGGAGAGGTCTTTAGCTACTTGAAGCAGCCGCTTGTAGAGCTCGCGCTCGGCGTCGTTGGCTTGACGCAGTACGGGAGGGTTGCTGGGGTTCATCCCCGGCACTAGGAGTTGCCACGGATCGACCTGAAACGCCACCGCGATTTGGTCGATGACGTCCAATCCGACCGACGTCCGCTGCTCTTTCAGCCGCGTCGCCGTCCCCGGCCCGAAGTGGCAGTCGGCCGCCAACCGGGTCAGGTTCTCCTTCCCGTACCTCGCCACCATCAGCGCCCGGACGTTCTGCCACAGGACTGCTTTGAGGGTTGTGCGGGGCACGGGCAAAGCGTACGCGATTTAGGGCACCGAATCTGGTAGACAAAGGACACCGGATGCGGTAGATTGTGCGCCCATGGACACTTTGCAAGTCATCGCCGCGGTCAAGGGGTGCTCGGAGGCGCAGTTGCGCGATCTCGAGCAGGCAACCGGCGTGCCCCATCCGACGCTGGCGAAGATCAAGTACGGCGTCACGACGGACCCACGCTCGTCGACGGTGGACGCGCTGCGGCGGCACTTCGAGCGGCAAGCCCGCGAGTCCGCCTGATGGACCGCAGCGACCCGCGTTGGCCCTTCGGCCGCCTCCCGCACCCGGTTCCCGTGCCGCCGCCTGCGGACGACGCGCCGTGGCTCGGCTGACCGGCATTCTGGCCGCAGATCCGGAGGCGCTGGCGGCGCATCGTCGGCAGCCGCGCGGGTCGCGGCACTGGCTCCTGTCGGGCGGCGATCGCACGGATCGCGAGTGGCGAGACATCGCGCTCGGCGAGCGTCACCGCGCGCGGCTGGCGCAGTGGCTGCAGGACACGGGCGGCGTTGGACTGCCGCCGGCGGGTGCGCCGGTCGTGGTGGTCTGCGGCGCGCTGGCGGGTGAGCGCGGGAAGGTCGTGCGCACGAGCGGACACCAGGTCCGCGTGCGGCTGCTCGACGGCCGGGAGGTTCGGCCGCTGCGCGAATTCGTGCGATTCGATGGAGAGACGCGATGACGCAGACGCAGATGGTGCTCGACGCATTGCGCGCCGGCCGCGCGATCACGCCGCTGGAGGCGCTGCACGAGTTCGGATGCTTCCGGCTGGCGAGCCGCGTGCTTGAGCTTAGGCAGATGGGGCATCCCATCGTGGTCGAGAAGATTAAGACGCCGACGGGGAAGCACGTCGCGCGGTATCGGATGGGCTGAACGACTAATGCGGCACTCCGGGCCGTAACGAAGAGCGCTGCTGCCTCGCTGCGCGGAAGGAAAGGGCAGACATCCAACCGAGATGCAATCGGTACGCGGACTAGGGCCGCGCGGTGGTCGGACCTGCAAGCCGGTGATTGCAGGATGCCCGCAAGGGCGGTGGAAGGGCTTTTCTACCCGTGGGGGGTAGGGGGGTCTTTGGGTGGAAGTACACGCGCAACACGCACACACAAGGGATTTAGCCCCGAATGCAAGTTCACCCGGTAGCAAACATTTTCCCGAGAATGGCGGCGGCCGAATTTGCCGAACTAGTCGCGGACATTTCTGCAAACGGCCAGCGCGAGCTGGTTTGGACGCACAACGGTCTGCTTATTGACGGCCGGCACCGCTGGGACGCCTGCGAGCAATTGGGCATTCCGTGCCATTCGCGCGAGTACGACGGCTACGACGTTCTAGGCTTCGTGGTGTCGCTGAACCTGCGACGGCGGCACTTGAGCGACGACCAGCGCGCCATCGTGGCGGCAAACATTGCAACCCTTCCGCATGGGATTCGGGCCGATCGTGTAGAGGCGCAAATTGCGCCTGTAACGCAGCGAGAAGCGGCCGAACTGCTGAACGTAGACAGGCGGGCGGTGCAGCGCGCGAAAGTGGTGATTGACGGCGGAGCGCCGGAATTGCTGCAGGCGGTTCAGGCGGGTCGCGTGAGCGTGTCCGCTGCCGCTGACGTTGCCGAACTGCCGAAGGCCGAGCAAGTCGAGATCGTGGCGCGCGGAGAGTCGGAAATTCTTGCGGCAGCGAAAGAAATCCGCGCCAAAAAGGCCGAGGGGCGCCGCGCTGAACGTGTTGCGAAAATCGTCGAGATTAGTGCGGGCGACAGGCCACTGGACATGGCGGCTAAGTTCCCGGTGATCTACTGCGATCCGCCGTGGCGTTATGAGTATATAGAAACCGAGAGCCGCGCTATTGAGAACCAGTACCCGACGATGGAACTGGACGCGATTTGCGCGCTGCCGGTTGGCGAGATTGCGACGGACGACTGCGTGCTGTTTATGTGGGCGACAAGTCCGAAGCTTGGAGAGGCGTTCAAAGTGCTTGACGCCTGGGGCTTTGATTATCGGACGTGCGCGGTATGGGACAAGGAAGTGATTGGCATGGGCTATTACTTCCGCCAGCAGCACGAACTGCTGCTAGTTGCGACTAAAGGCTCCCCTGTTACGCCGCTTCCGGCAAATCGGCCTTCGTCGGTTGTTCGTAGCCGGCGCGAGGCGCACAGCAAAAAGCCAGAAGCGTTCTACGAACTGATCGAACAAATGTACGGGGATCTCCCGCGCGTTGAATTGTTCTGTCGCTCGCCGCGTCCGGGGTGGGCCGTGTGGGGCAATCAAGCGGAGGCGGCATGACCGTTCACAGCTTCCGCCGCTCGCTGGCCGTGTCTGCCGAGCAGGCGGACAACCCGATATGGGACCAGGTGTACAAAAAAGCGTTTCCTACGCTGGCGGCGACGGTGTGCGCTCGCGCCGACGGGTGGGCGCAGCGCGGGGGTATTGACCGCGTGCTGATCCTGGCTTCCGGCAAGTCGTTGCATGTCGATGAAAAGGTGCGCGAGACAGATTACGGAGACGTGTTGCTTGAGTACTGGTCGGACGTCGACCGCCGCGTGCCTGGCTGGGTCGCAAAAGACTTAGCTTGCGATTACATCGCTTATGCCGTGTTGCCGTCGAAAATTTGTTACCTGCTGCCTTTCCACGCGCTGCGGTTCGCGTGGCGGGAAAACCGCCACGATTGGACGAAGCGACATAGGCGCGTTGAGGCGGATAACGGGAATTACATGACGGTTAGTGTCGCGGTGCCAACGGCGGAATTGTTTGACGCAATGCGCGACGCGATGAGCGTCACATGGGGGGCCGCGTGAAACTGCCAACTAAATCCGGCGACTACCAGATGCCCCCGGCGGTGATCGATTCCTACCGGCTGCTGTACCCGTCTGCCGACTATGAATTCGCGCAGATGGTGATCTGGCTAGAGACGAACCCCGCACGTCGGCCCGCAAGCCCGAAGTCCGCGCCAAAGTTCGTGGCTAACTGGTTCAAACGGGTGCCGCGCCTTTCGCCGCAGGCGGACGCCCGCCAAGCGACGCTCGCGGCGTTGACTGGGAGTGCGAATGTCATCGACTTGCGAGCCGCTGCCGGCGGCATGGGTGGAGCGCATCTTCGAGCGGATGACCGCCGCGTACGGGGTGCAGAAGATGTCAGCGATGTGGACTGGCGTGAATCCGGAGCAGGTCAAGGCGACCTGGGCGGGTGCGCTTGGTCGGTTCCCGCGCGACGTATTGGCCGAGGCGGTGCGGGCGATGCCGGCTGAGTGTGGCGCGTGGCCGCCGACGCTGCCGGAATTCGTGCGGCTGGTGGAGTCGAAGGTGCCTGCGCCGGAACATCGGCGAGCACTGCCGGTTCCGCGGCGCACGCCGGAGGAGATTGCGCGCGGTGCCGAGCAGTTGGCGCGCATCCGGGCCATGCTGGCCGGGGCCGTCAAGCGCATGCCGGAGCAGGCATGACCGGCCGCTACCACGAGCCGATGCGCGATACGGAAGGGCGGGTGTACGAATTCAGCGGGGGGCGGCGATGAGCGACAGGCAGTGCGCAAACTGCATGTTTTTCGATCTAGTGTCGTGGGAAGCAAGAAACGAAGGCGACAGCGGTGAGTGCCGCCGATTGGCTCCGCGGATGCCGGCCTACTGGAGGCCGGAATTGAAATCCGATCCTTGGGGAGAGTGGCCGGTCGTTTTAGTGGACAGTTGGTGCGGCGAATTCAAAAAACGCTGGCCTGGCAATGACGGTGCGACATGAACGAGGACGAAGCTGGCGCAGAAGCCGGAATTTCAATCGTGGCGCGCATGCTTGCATCCGGGCTGTCCGTGCGCATTACGCAAGACCGGCTGACGCCGGAAATGTGCTACGCGCTGTTTGAGGCAATGGCCCGGCGCGTCGAGTCCCACGCATGGCACGATTTTCTGCGCCGCGCGCTAGACGAGACGCTGGACCGCATGTTGGTTGCTATACCGACGAAGGGCGACGACGCATGACCTGCCGCACCTGCCGCCACGCGCGCCAGGACGACGCATCCGCCGCGCTGCTGTGCGCCGAGCCGCGCACGCTGCGGTGGTGGGGGCGGGCGAAGGTGGCGGTGCAATTGGCGATGGATCGGTGCCGCGGCGATTGGCATCAGGAGCGGCGGGGATGAGTAGGGTTGAGCGTATCGGCGACGCTACGCTTTATCTTGGCGATTGCCTTGAAATATTACCGACGCTGCCAAAGGTGGACGCGGTAATTACTGATCCGCCGTATGGATTAAACGTAGCGGTTAATAAGTCAAACGAGGTTATTGTCGGGGACGAATCCACGGCAATTCGCGATGCTGTTTTTGCTGCAGTTCGCGCGGACGCGGGCGTTTGGTTCGGGTCTCCAAAGTGTCCGAAACCTAGCGGCGTTCACATCACGCTGGTTTGGGACAAAGGGTCTCACGTCGGGATGGGCGATTTGGCATTCCCTTGGAAATTGACACATGAGGAGATATACATTACGGGAGACAAGTCAAAGTGGGTTGGAAAGCGGCAGGAATCCGTTCTTCGTGATCCAGCGCTATTTCAAAATCTTCCGGCCGCTAATATTGCGCGTGGCGAACAGTTGCAGCATCCGACGCAAAAGCCGGTGGCGCTGATGGTCCGCATTATGCTGAAGCTTGACGCAAGCGTAATTCTTGATCCATTCATGGGCAGCGGTACGACTGGCGTTGCTTGTGCGCAAATGGGCCGCAAGTTCATCGGCATCGAGCGCGAGCCAAAATACTTCGACATCGCTTGCCGACGGATTGAGGACGCCTACCGGCAGGCGCCGCTGATCCCGCACGAGCCGCCAAAGCCTGAGCAGCACGGGCTAAATCTATGACGCCCACCGCACGCAGCCTCGCCTACCTGCGCGAGCAGGGCTGGCACGCGGAGGTCGTCGAGCGCAACGAGCGTACGCCGCACAAGACGTGGAAGGTCGATTTGTTTGGCTTCGCCGACGTCCTGGCAATTCGGGCGGGCGAACGTTTGCTTGTGCAGGCGACAGACGACACGAGCGTCAGCAAGAGGGTGCGCAAGGTCGCCGACTCGCCGTTGGTCGGCCTGGTGCGCGAGGCTGGGTTCCGGATCGAGGTGTGGGGCTGGCGCCGCGACGGCCGGCTGCGCGTGGTGGATCTGTCATGACGGAAAGATGGGCGCCGTGTTTAGGGCTTGAACAATTCGAGGCATCGGATCTTGGCCGAGTTCGCTCAGTGGCGCGAGAAGTGGTCAGGCGTGACGGCGTACGGTTCTGGATGCGCGGCAAGGTGTTGAAGTCACGCCCGAATGAATGGGGGCACCTACGTGTAAGGGCGGGCGCCAAACTGAGGCTGGTGCATGTGTTGGTCGCGGAGGCGTTTATAGGCGCGCGCCCGCCGGGGCACTACTGCTGCCATAACGACGGGAACCCAGCTAACAACCGGCTCGACAATCTTCGGTGGGCACTGCCAAAGGAGAACGTCGCCGATCGGATACGGCACGGAACGTATCAGTACGGGGAGCGCAATCCGAACGCCCGGTTCACGGACCAGCAAGTCGCGGCGATGCGTGTCGACAGCCGCAGCCTGCACGAAATCGCCGCCGATTACGGCATAGACGCGGGCTACTTGCACATGATTCGCATCGGTCGGCGCCGCGCGGCGAATGGCAGGTGGACGCTGAGAGTGGAGAACGTGTCATGACCATAGACGAGATGATTCAGTGGCTGTCCGACGCCGCCGCGCGTGCAATCACGCAGGCCGGCCCGCTGGCGACGTGTCCGCTGCGGGAGTACGCGGCGCATTTGATCTGCATCGAGAACGCGCTGCGCAGGCAAATGGCGGGGCGAGATTGAGCACGTACGTCGCAACTATGGCCGCGTACTGCGGCATCCGCGCCGCGGTGGTGCTTCTGGAGCTTTGGTTGGCCGATTCCGGGCGCTCGCCGCGGGTGCTGGCTATGGGGGTAGCGGGGTACACCGCCGCGGCCGCCTGGGGCGCTCTAGCGTGGCTGCAATGACTGACAAGCGCCTGTCCGAGCTACTGCAAATCTGGCGCACGTGGCTGCGCCGGTCGAATCTGAATCTTGGGTTCCGGCCGCGGTCGCTCGGCATGTCCGGCACCGGCGCTACCGACTTCGAGGCGCTGTTTTCGTCTGCCGAGGATTCGCTCGCCAGGGCGGTCGACGCCGCCGTGGACGATCTGTCGGCAATCGAGCGCGACGCCGTGTCGAATGCGGTGCTGGGCACCAGCCGGCCGCTAGGTGAGCCGCTGGAAGTCGTGTACGAGCGCGCGCGGGAATCGCTGATGGAAATATTGCGCAGAAAAGGCCTAGAATGAATTGCGCCGACCGCAAAACGCTGTAGGATTCAAATCCGAAGGCGGCGGACCCTCCGCAGCGTTCATCTAGCCTCCTCCCAAACGATGGTTAACGCCGCCTTGTGCGGCGTTTTTTTTGCGGACCACACCCGCGAGGGAAGTCCAGATATGGAACCGGTTAATGAAACCGAGGAAAAACGAGTCGGGCAGGGCAAGCCCGGTCCCGGCAGGCCGAAGGGCAGCGTCAACAAGGTGGGCCGCGCAGCCAAGGAAGTCATCGCGCAGGCGGCGCAGGACTTGGGCGGCGTAGACCGGCTGGTCGAATGGGCGCGCGAGTCGCCGAAGAACGAAGCAGCGTTCTGGTCGAGCATCTACCCGAAACTCGTGCCACTTGAGAACTACGTCAGCGGCCCGGACGGCGGCCCGGTCGAGTCGGTGATGGAAGTCGTGTTCCGGGATGCCGTTGCAAGCCGAGTTCCCGAATAAGCTGCGGTTCCTGTTTCAGCCGGCGCGGTACAAGGTCGCATACGGGGGCCGCGGCTCGGCGAAGTCGTGGTCATTCGCCCGCGCGCTGCTGATCCTCGGCGCGCAGAAGCCGCTGCGCATCCTGTGCGCACGTGAGTTCCAGAACAGCATTCAGGATTCGGTGCACGCGCTGCTGAGCGACCAGATCGGGCAGCTTGGCTTGGCGGACCGCTACGAAATCCAGCGCACGCGCATTCTCGGCCGCAACGGCACGAGTTTCGGATTCGAGGGCCTGCGGCACAACGTCGCGTCGATCAAGTCCTACGAAGGCGCGGATATCTGCTGGGTGGAGGAAGCGCAGACGGTCAGCAAGGAATCGTGGGACACCTTGGTGCCTACGATCCGCAAGGCCGGCTCCGAGATTTGGGCGTCGTTCAACCCCGAGCTAGACACGGATGAATCCTGGCGGCGCTTTGTGCTGTCGCCGCCGCCCGGCGCGGTTGTCGCAAAGGTCAACTGGGACGACAACCCGTGGTTCCCGGACGTGCTTGACGCCGAGCGCCGGCACCTGAAGGAAACGGACCCCGACGCCTACCTGACGGTCTGGGAAGGCAACTGCCGGCAGACGCTCGAGGGTGCGATCTACGCAACCGAGATCCGGCGCGCGACCGAGGAGGAGCGCATCGGCAAGGTGCCGGTCGACAAGACCAAGCCGGTCGAAGTCTATTTTGACCTGGGATGGGCGGACTACACGTCGGCATGGTTCGGTCAGTGGGTCGGGCAGCAGTTCCGGCTGATCGACTACATGCAGGGCCATCTGCGGCCGTGGTCGTCGTACATGGCGGACATGCAGTCGCGCGGCTACGTGCTGCGGACGATCTGGCTGCCGCACGACGCGCAGGCCAAGCAGCTAGGCACTGGCAAGTCCATCGAGGACATCACGCGGGCCGCGGGTTTCAATGTGCGGATCGTGCCGCAGATTTCGGTGCTGGACGGCATCAACGCAGCGCGCGAGATGTTCAACCGCTGCTGGTTCGATGAGGTGCGGTGCGCCGATGGGCTGCAGTGCCTGCGGCGCTACCGGTGGGACAAGGATGACATTCGCGGCGGGTTCAAGCGCAACCCGCTGCACGACGAGTACAGCCACGGCGCGGACGCATTCCGCTATGCCGCGGTGGCGTCTCGTGATGGTGGCGGCAAGGCCGCGCCGCTGAAGTATTCCAACGCAGGAATCGTATGAGTTTGCCTAGCGACGATGCTCGGAAAGCCAAAGACCGAGTGCCAGCGGCTGAGGCGCGGGAGATCGTTGCGCGTCTGTTTGATTACGACCCAGAAACCGGCCTGTTCACGCGCAAAGTGACTCGCGCCAGCGGCGTTAAGGGGTCTGTCGCCGGCACGGTTACTAAAAGCGGTTACGTTCGAGTCCGGGTGTTTGGGCGGCAAGTTATGGCGCACCGTGTTGCGTTTTTGGTAATGCGGGGCAGGTGGCCCGCAAACGAAGTCGATCACATTGATGGCAATCGAGCGAACAACCGATTTGCCAATTTGCGGGAAGCCACTGCGGCGGAAAATCAACGCAACGCTAAACTGCGGAAAGATAACCGCGTTGGCTTAAAGGGAGTCAAGAAGAACGGTAGCGGGTATGCTGCGTGGATTCGCCTAAATAACCGGCCAAAATACATCGGCACTTTTAAAACGCCGGAGGCGGCGCATAAGGCTTACATTACGGTGGCCGAAACGTCTTACGGCGACTTTGCGCGGGCCGCGTGATGGCAAAAATGACTAACGCAGCCCTGGTTCTTGCGATAGAGACGCAGGAACGGCTGGCCGAGCAGGCGGGCGAGGTGTCCGAGGACCGCATCCGCAGCCTGCGGTACTACCTCGGCGACAACACAAACCCGGCGCCGGACGGCCGCTCGCAGGTGGTGTCGCGCGACGTCTACGACATCGTAGAGAGCATCAAGCCGAGCATCCTGCGCATCTTCCTGTCGGGCGAAAAGGTCGCCGAATTCGCCCCGCGCGGCTCGGAGGACATCCAAGCGGCCGAGCAGGAAACCGAGTACGTCAACCATATTGCGCTCGAGCGCAACGCGGGCTTCCAGGTCCTGCACGACTTTTTGCACGACGGGCTGGTGAGCAAAACCGGCTACGTGTTCGCGCATTGGGAAGAGTCGGAGGACACGACTATCGAGCGGTACGCCGGGCTGACGGACGACGAATTCGCGATGTTGGCGCAGGACGCCGAGGTCGAGATTGTCGAGCACCTGCCGGCGGTTGACGGCTACGGCCAGCCGGTGCATGCGGTGGCGCTGCGCAGGTCGGTGATGTACGGGTGCGTGAAGTTCCAAGTGGTGGCGCCGGAGCGCATCTACGTGTCCGCGCAGCACGACAAGGTGTCGCTTGCGCACGCCGACTTCGTGCAGCGGCGCGAGCGCAAGACGCTGAGCGAGTTGCGGCTGGAAGGCTTTGACGTTTCCGACGATCTGAGCGACGGTGGCGAGTCGGGCAACGACTACGAAGCCGAGATTCGCGACCGCGATAACCCGTGGCGGGATCGGGAGGACGCGGGCGAGTCGGACCCGAGCATGCGCCGCGTCCGGGTCCGCGAATGCTGGATGCGCTGCGACTACGCGGGAAGGGGCAAGGCGGAATTGCGCCACATCGTCGTGGTCGGCAAGACGATCTTGCTGGACGAGGACGCGGATTGCATCCCGATCGCTGCGTTCGCGCCGTTCCCGCTGCCCCATCAGCACTACGGCCAGTCGGTCTACGACATCGCGGGCGACATTCAGGACATTAAAACGGCGTTGCAGCGTGGCGTGCTGGACGCGACCTATCTGTCTGCAGCGCCGCGGTTCGCCGTCGACCAGGCGCGGGTGAATCTCGACGACATGCTGGTGAGCCGCCCCGGCGGACTGGTGCGCGTGGATGGCGATCCCGGCACGTCGATGATGCCGCTGACGACGCCGCAGACGGCCGGCGCGGGCCTGCCGGTGATCGAATACATGGACGCGGTGCGGGAGACGCGCACGGGTATTACGCGGTACACGACGGGGCTGGATGCGAACAGCCTGAACCAGACCGCGACCGGCATCATGCAGATCATGGGCGCGTCGCAGGCGCGGCTCGAGATGGTCGCGCGGCAGTTCGCGGAGGCCGTCAAGGAGCTATTCCTGCTGATCCACGCGCTCACGCTCAAGCACGCGCGCCAGCCGCAGATCGTGCGGATGCGCAATCAATACGTGTCGGTCGACCCGCGCCAGTGGGTGAAGCGCGCGGACATGAGCATCAGCGTCGGGCTGGGCAACGGCAACAGGCAGGAGCAGCAGCAGTTCCTGATGAACATGCTGCAGATCGCACTCGGGCCGGCGATTCCGCTGGGGCTGACCGAGCCGGGCAAAGTCAAGGCGATGCTCGACAAGCTCACGAACCTTGCTGGCTTCAAGTCGGGCGATCTGTTCTGGAGCGTCCCGCAGCCGCAGCCGCAGCAGGCGCCGCCGCCGGACCCGCGGATGGTCGAGGTGCAGCAAAAGGGCCAGTTGGAAGCGCAAAAAGCGCAGGCCGAATTGCAGCAGGAGCAGGCGATGGGCCAGGCCGAGCTTGCGCTCGAGCAGCAGCGTATGCAGCAGCAGATGGACCTGGAGCGCATGCGGGCCGAGCAGGACATGGTGCTTGCGCGCTTCAAGGCCGAGTTGGAAGCGCAGGCAAGAATTGAGATCGCGCGCATCCAGGCGCAGGCAAACATGCAAGCGGCCGCGATGCGGCCGGCAGGAGCGATTGATGGGACTGCGTGACGAATTTCACGGCGAACTGACGGGCTCTACCGCCGTCACGGCCGACTTGAACGTGCTGTACCCGGCGACCGTCTACGTGCAGCCGCTGGACGGTGACAGCGTGCTCGTGGAGTACAGCGTAGACGGGCGGCTGTGGTATCCGTGGCCGAACGCCACCGCCACCACGCTGTCGACCGACGTTCTGGACGCGCCGGTGCGTGCGCTGCGGGCCACGCGCACGGCGGGCTCGGGCGTGGCGTCGCGCTTCGGGGTCATCGGCAGCAAATGACGTTCCTGCGCCGCGGACCGTGGAAAGCGCGCAGTCCGTGGAAGGGGCGCGGTCCGTGGTGCGCTAAGGGCCCGTTCGGCGGCAACGAAACGCCGGCGCAGGTGCTAGAGCTTGAAACGGGCGATCAACTTCTCACTGAAGACGGCGGGCTGATCCTGCTTGAGTCCTAAACTTAGCGAGTGCTGCAATGGCTAACAAGAAAATATCCGAGCTCCCCGTCGCAACGACTCCGCTCACGGGTGCCGAGCTTGTCCCCGTTGTGCAGGGCGGCGTGACCGAGCAGACGACTGTGCAGACGATGCTGCGCAGCGCCGTGGTTGCTGGGACAGGTGCAAACAATACGGTACTTGGGTCCGGCACCCTGTCTGCAAACACCACGGGCTGTTGCAACATCGCGGTGGGGGTGCAGGCGCTCCTCTGTAACACTACGGGCTTCAACAACAGCGCGGTAGGGGTGGGTGCGCTCCAGTCCAACACCACAGGGTGTTTCAACAGCGCGGTGGGGCGGGATGCGCTCCGCTGTAACACCACGGGCAGCAACAACAGCGCGATGGGGGTGAGTGCGCTCTGCGCCAACACCACGGGGAGCGTTAACAGCGCGGTGGGGGTAAATGCGCTCTTCACCAACACCACGGGCGGCGACAATAGCGCGATGGGGGGGAATGCGCTCCGCGACAACACCACGGGCTGCTGCAACAGCGCGATGGGGGTGAATGCGCTCCTCTGCAACACCACGGGTATCTTCAACAGCGCGATGGGGGTAGATGCGCTTCGTAACAACACCACGGGCTGCTGCAACAGCGCGATGGGGGGGAATGCGCTCCGCGACAACACCACGGGTTGCAACAACAGCGCGATGGGGTTGAGTGCGCTCCGCAACAACACCACGGGCGTCAACAACAGCGCGATGGGGGTGGATGCGCTCTACGCCAACACCACGGGTAGCGATAACAGCGCGGTGGGGGTGAGTGCGCTCCTCTGCAACACCACGGGTTGCCAGAACAGCGCGATGGGGGTGAATGCGCTCCTCTGCAACACCACGGGCGTCAACAACAGCGCGGTTGGGTTGCAGGCGCTCTACGCCAACACCACGGGCGGCAGTAACAGCGCGGTGGGGGTGAATGCGCTCCTCTGCAACACCACGGGGTGCTGCAACAGCGCGATGGGGTTTCAGGCGCTCTGCGCCAACACCACGGGCTCGTGCAACGTCGCTCTCGGCGAAACCGCAGGCGACACGATCACCACCGGCTCCGGGAACACGATGATCGGTCGAGGCTCGGACTCCGGGTCTGCGACGGCGGCGAATCGAATCGCGATCGGTGTGAACGTCGTCGCAACCGCCGACAACCGGATCACCATCGGCAGCGGCGCGAACATCGCGGAACTCGACCTCGACGGTTCCGACACCTCATGGGCTGCATCGTCCGATGTACGTCTTAAAGAAAACATCCACCCGAGCACGATCGGTCTCGCGCTGATCAACGATCTGCGCCCGGTGAATTTCCAGTGGAAGCGCCGCTGCGACATCAACCCGAGCGTGCCAGGGCACGATGACTCCACCGAGCGCGTGCATGGAGACCCCGGCGCAACCTATCTGGGCTTCATCGCGCAGGAAGCTCAAAGCGCCATCGAGGCGCACGGTGCCAAAACCGTCCGAATGGTCGAGTCCCGCGAGAACGGCATCCTCACTGCTGCGCCTGGGGCGCTCATCCCAGTGCTGGTACGGGCCGTGCAGGAACTGTCCGCTGAACTCGCGCAACTCAAGTCGAAGCTCAACTGAAGCTAGCCATGCTCAACACCTACGTAATCGAAGGCGGCATCGGCAAGTGCACGGCGTTCACCGCGCTGATCCCCAAGCTTGCAAAAAAGGCGGGGCAGGGGATTCAGATTTACACGCCGTACATCGACTGCTTTGCGTACAACCCAGACGTCAAGATGGCGTACGAACAGTCGCTGCCGCTCAACGACCCGCGCATCATGGCGTCGGACAACATCTACTATTGCGAGCCGTACAAAAGCAACTTTGCGCTCGGCCGCCAGCATCTGATCGAGTCCTACTGCGAACTCTTCGGGGTCGATTACGACCCGCGCATGACGCCTAAGCTGTACACCACGCATCTGGCCGATCAGGCGCGTGAGTGGCTGGAAAAGAACGGCGTTACCGGCAAGTACATGATGGTGCAGTTTAGCGGCGGTCAGACTCCGGTCGGCTGGAGCCCGAATAACCACTACGCCAGCCACAACCCCCTGCGGAACTACCCGCTGTACTTGGCGCAGCAAGTCGTCTCGCGCCTGCGCGCGGAGTATCCCAACGTCACAGTCATCGATGCGACGTTGCCCAATGAACCGGGATTCGCCGGGGCGCTCAAGTGCCCTGAGCCGTGGGCGGTGCTACATGAGATGCTCAAAGGTGCCGAAGGGTTCATCGGCGTCGATTCATGCCTGCAACACTTCTCCGCAAGCGTGAAAAAGGCCGGCGTCGTCATCTGGGGATCGACGCGCTGGACGCAGTACGGCTACGCACACAATGCCAACCTGCAATATTACATGGGCGAGAAGTGGGATGAATCGAAGTTTGTCCCCGAAGATCCGCGCAACGCAATGCTTGACCCGCAAATCGTGGTCGATGCTTATAAGCGCACGCGCAACAAAGGCGACGCGACGCTCAGTAACGTGCTGTGTCTAGCCGCTTGAACAAAAGGACTGACCCATGATCACTGTGACCATCACCGACGCCCGTCAACTCGCAGCGGTCGACGCAGACCAAGCGCAGCACGGCTCGAATTTCCCCGACGCGGCGACGCCCGAGGCGTATCTGCAAGCCCGCGTTGAAGAGTGGCTGAATAGCTGGGCCGATGCCTATAACGTCGGCACGATCTTCTCCGCCGACTTCGTGCTGCGGTTCACCGCCGAGGAAAACGCCGCGATCACCGCCGCTGCCGCGACCGATGAATTGGTTGCAGGCTTCCTCACGCAGGTGCGTGCCACGCCCACCGTGCGGCTGTACTCGGACACCGTCGTGCAGGGGCTGGCCTACCTCGTGTCGCAAAACCTCATCACGCAAGAGCGTGCGGATGTGATCCTGGCGTACTGACATGACGCTCGAACTGACAAAAGACGAAGCCCGCGCGCTGATGGGCCTGCTGGATGTCGCCGTGAAGGCGGGCGGGCTGCAAGTCGCGCAGGCGGCGCTGCCGCTGGCCGTGAAAGTGCAGCAGGCGCTTGATGCGCCTGAGCCTGAGCCTGAGCCTGAGTGAAACGGGCGTGACCGCGGCTGACATGACGATTGCCGCGAATGTTGAACTGCTGCGGCTGCGGGCTGCACGGGATGCGCTGAAGTGACCGACCCGCAGCGACGGGCCGCAGAGGCCGAGCGGCTGTGGCAGGACGAGATGATGGTCGAGGCGCGGGAGCACATCCGCGCGCACATCATCGACTTGTGGACGAATAGCCCGATGGATGACGTGGACGGGCGCGAGAAACTGCGCTACCTGCTGCACGTCCACAAGCTGTACGACGACTTTTTCAAGCGCGCAATCGCCGACGGCAAGCTGGCGAAACTCGAGGCCGAGCGCAAGCGACTGGGCCTGCGGGAGATTCTGCGCGCGATCTGATTTGCGGTAAACGCACCGCCGCTGATAGGCCGCCTTCGGGTGGCCTTTTTCATTGGTGCGTGACTCTTACGCGGTTCCATGGAAAACACGAACGCGACCACGCCGGCCACGCCGGAAGTCGCTGGCTACGATCAAGAGGGCGCAGCGCAGGCGCTTCTAGCGCGCTGGGGTGTCAAGCCGGACGAACCGGCCACGGACGACACCAGCGAGTCCGAAGTGCCCGAGGCTGAGTCGCAAACCGAAACCACGCCCGAGCAGGCCGACGAGGCTACGGCAGACGGCGCGGCGGACGAAAGCGAGGCCATCGAGATCGACGTCGCAGGCGAGAAGTTCGCGCTGCCGAAGGCGATGCAGGAACAAGCCGAGCGCATCCAGCGCAAGGTTAAAGACCTGGAAGCCGGGACGACGAAGAAATTCCAGGAGGCCGCAGAAATCCGCAAGGCGATCGAGGCCGAGCGCGAACAGGCGACGCAACTGTCGAAATTCGCGCGCGAGCACACCGATCTACTGGCGGATGCGCGCAGCGTGTCGCGGGAGCTCGAACGCATGGGCCAGATCGACTGGCAGGCGTACAGCGACAGCGACCCGGTGGCCGCGCAAAAGGCGCTGGCTAGGATGATGACCCTGCAAAACGCGCAGAGCCGCATTGCAGGGGCATTGCAGGACGCCGCAGGCAAGATGACCCAAGCCGAGGCCGCGCTGCGACAGCAGCAGGTTGAGCGCGGGGTCGCCATGCTGACGCGGATCGCGCCTGACCTGGCGAATGACAGCGCCCGCAAGGCGCTCGCGGAATATATCGGACAGCGCGACCTGACGCCGGAAGGCCGAGCGGCGCTGTACGACCCGGAGGTTGTTGCGGCGTTTTCGGACGCCAAGAAATACCGGGAACTGCAAGCCGCGAAGCCTGCCATTGCTAAACGCGCCGCGGAGGCGCCAAAGCCTGCGCTCAAGACGAGCGCGGCGAACACTATTCAATCTGCGCAGAGGTCGAAAGCGACCGAGGCGGTCGATAGGCTCAAAAAGACGGGCCGAGTCGAAGATGCCGCGGCGGCGCTTATCGCGAAAATGCGCGCAAGGAGTTAATCATGGCTGAAGCAGCGACTAAGACTTTCGACCTGTCCACGATGGCCGAGGACGTCGAGGATATCGTCTACAACATCTCGCCGATGGACACGTGGGCGTTCACGAACCTGAAGCGGAAAAAGGCCACGAACCGCTACCACCAGTGGGTGACGGACGCGCTCGCCGCGCCGGCTGCGAATTCGCAGCTGGAGGGTGACGATGCGGTGTACACCAGCGCGACCGCGGCGACGCACGTCGTGCTCGGCAACTACACCAACATCTCTCGGAAAATCGTCGAGGTGTCGGGCACCGCGGACGCCGTAAAACAATATGGCGTGGCCGAGAAGTTCGCGTATGAAGTCGCGAAAGTCGGCAAGGAACTCAAGCGCGACATCGAGTCGATGCTTCTGGGTGCGCAGGCGTCCACGATCGGCGCGAAAGCGACGGCGCGGGTGGCGGCGGGCCTGGAGTGCATGATTGCGGGCAACCGCATCCTGGCCGGCGGCGCCAACAACACGACCGGCACCACGCCGGGATTCTCGGGTACGACGTGGGCGGCGCCGACCGACGGCACGCAGGCGACGCTGGCCGAAAACGTGCTGAATCAGGCGCTGCAGGCGGCGTGGGAGGACGGCGGCGACCCGTCGATCATCCTGTGCGGCCCGTCGGTAAAGCGCCAGATCGCGCAGTTCGCGGGTGCCACGTCGTTCGCGGGCTTCCAAAACAACCAGGGCCGCAGCCTCGGCGCGGTCATCGGTGGCGTGGACGTCTACGTGTCCGACTTCGGCAACCACAAGGTCATGCTCTCGCGCTACTGCCGGGCCCGCACGCTGTTCGCGGTCGACCCGGAATACGTGTCGATGGCGTGGCTGCGCCCGATCAAGATGGAGACTCTCGCGAAGGTCGGTGACGGCACGCGCGCGATGATGATCGGCGAGTGGACGCTGGTCGCTGACAACCCGTCGGCGCACGCGAAGGTGCAGGACATCGTGACCTCGGTCTGATGACCACGGGGCGGGCCTTCGGGTCCGCCCCACCCCGCCCATGAAAATCGTCCAACGTGAGCATGACCCGCTGACTGGGGTCACGACCGAGATCGGCTTTGCCGACGGCAAGTTCGTGCAGCGGACGTCGGTAGACGACAGCACTGCGCACGTCGAATACAGCAAGACGTTGCAGAACGCGCCGGACTACAGCGCGCACGGGATCAAGGAATCCTACTGGCACGTCGGGCACGTTCCGCCCGAGGTCGTGCTGCGGTGGATGAACGAAGGGTTCAACGCCTACACGGCGCACCCGTCCGAGATCATGAAGCGGCTTCGACAGCCAGAATATGCCTATCTCCGAACGACGCACCGCAAGTTCTAAGGAATCCGATCCGATCGCCGCGGCGGTCGCGATCATGAATCAAGACCCGGACCGCGCAGTCAAGATCGCGTCCGAGGTGCTGAACGACGAGCCGGACAACGCCGATGCGCTGATGCTCATTGGCTACCTGTTCCAGCGCGCAGGCCGCCACGGGCTGAGTTGTGCGGTGCTGCAGCGGGCCGTGCAGGTCGCGCCGCAGAAGGGCGAGCTTTGGGCCGGTATCGCCGTCAACCATCAGCGCATGGGCAACGAAGTCCGCGCGCGGCAGATGTTCCAGGAAGCGGCCAAGCGCGGCGAGAACAAGTACGAACACGAGATTGCGACGACGTATCTCGAGGAAGGCGACTTCGACCGCGCGCTGCGGTATGCCGAGCGGGTGCTGGCGCGCGAGCCGCAGCACATGGGCGCGCGGATGACGCAGGGCTATGCGTGCCTGGCGCTGGGCGACTGGGAGCGCGGCTGGAAGGGCTACGCGGCGACGCTGGCGAGCGAATGGCGCAAGGAGATCATCGTCGGCGACGAGGTGCGCTGGCAGGGTGAGAAAGGCGCCAACCTGTTCGTCTACGGCGAGCAAGGGCTCGGCGACGAGATCGTCTACGCGTCGTGCATCCAGGATGCCGCGCGCGATGCCGCATCGCTGGTGCTGGAGTGCGATCCGCGGCTGGAAGGGCTGTTTAGGCGGTCGTTCCCGAACGTCGCGGTCTACGGCACGCGGCTGAAGCAGGGCGTGGAGTGGCCGAACGATCACGAGATCACGCATCGCGTGGGCATTGCCGGCCTGCCCGAGTTCTACCGGCCCTCGCCCGCGTCGTGCCCCGGCACGCCGTATCTGGTGGCGGACCCAGAGCGGCGCGTGCAGTGGCGTGCGTTGCTCGACACGCTCGGGCCGCGGCCGAAGGTCGGGTTGTGCTGGTCGGGCGGGAAAAGGTGGACGAAAGCCGCTGCACGCGCGATCGGGTTGGAGGCGTTCCGGCCGCTCATTGAAGGGCTGGACGCGGATTTTGTGTCGCTGCAGTACAAAGACCCGACCGCGGAGATCGCGGCAACGGGCCTGCCGGTGAAGCATTGGAAGCGCGCGGTCGAGTCGACGGATTACGACGACACCGCGGCATTAGTCGCTGAGTTGGACATGGTGATCGGCATCCACACGACCGTTCACCACGTCGCCGGTGCGCTCGGCGTGCCCG